GCAATGCCAAATGGCTTGTACAGGCGCGAAATGGTGCGACTTTGTATCATTCGATCCTAGAGTGCCAGAGGACTTGCAGTTGTTTGTAGTACGAGTCGAGAGGGATCAGGAGTATATCGACTCAATGGAAGTAGAAGTAAAGCAGTTTTTAAGCGAGGTCTTAGACCTATTTAACCAACTAAAAGCGAGGCAGAAATGACCTATGGTAAATACGAAATGAAAGATGGCAGCTTTAGTCTATTTAAAAACGACAAAAAGCTCACAGATAAACACCCTGATTACAAGGGGTCAATCAAGATTAACGGAGTTGAGCATTGGTTTGATGCCTGGTTAAAAGAAGGCAAGAAAGGGAAGTTCTTATCGGGTCGTATTGGTGATCCGAAACAGAAAGGTTTTACCCCCAAGGGCGATGATGAGATGCCCAAGATTAACGATGATGATTTTGCTTTCTAGGGGAAAACCATGAAAAAGATTGCTATAGGATTGGTAACATATATGTTACTAGGTAGTGCGTATGCTTGTCAGACACAGACACTTATTGTCGGTGGTAAGCTACAAGTATGTACAATTTGTGGTTCTGTAGTTAGTTGTATGTAACCCCCGATGAGATCGGCATTAGTAGCGCAATGCTACACCCTTTCAAGGAGTGCCACCCCCCTACCGATCAGGGTGGCTTTATGACCTTCCAAAACGACCTACAGAGGGGTTTGGAGATAGAGGAAATGGTCTTGGCTATCCTACGCAAGAAATACCCTTGTGCGACCCTTGTAAACGCTTTTAAGGGGTACGATATATGGATACCAGAGATCGATAAAGCAGTAGAGGTGAAGTTTGACCCGATGAGCCAAAGAACAGGCAATATCGTTGTAGAGATAGAGATGTATGGGAAAGACTCAGGATTGATGGCTACCCAAGCAGATTTCTGGGTTTTCTACGATGGACAGATGTTTGTCATCATGCCAGTAAAGCACATATTTAAGTGCATTTTCCTGAGCAAACTACAGTATGTAGAATTTATAGGGGAGGGGGATAGTCAGATCAAAAAGGCTTTCTTAGTGGATAAGAACACCTTGTTTAAGTACGGAAAGATTCTATGAGAGGTACAAAGCCATCTCGTCTTTGCGCCTGTTTGTAAGTCCTTTTAATTCTTTACCACCGGCTTTATTCCACTTTAGGAACTCATCGGCAGCAGCCTCATACTCACCCCTATTGTGTTTCATCCGAAGGGTAGAATTTTGGAGATTACCGAGTCCAACATTGAAGGCGAAAGACACAAGTGCGCCAAACCGACCAGGAGTAAGCCCACTAGGACATAATCGTTGAACTCCGCTTTCAAACCTCGCCAAATCTTTTGCAAGAATTTCATCTACTTCTCCCATCGTTAAGACTCTATCCCATCCGCTAGGAATGGGTAAAGCCTTTCGTTCTGCTAGTGGCACTTTAGCATGACTAGGATCTATAACATGACCTACACCAACAGTCCAAAGCAATGCAGGGCATTGGTAAGGTCTTTGTTTTACACCCTCGTGGTGTTTAATCATGTCAATGACACGATGCTCTAAACTCATTTTCGTGAGAACGCCTGAGTTCCGAACCAAAAGGAAACAACGGATGCCCAAATAATTTGAGTCTCATCATCCCATAAGAGATTGAGAGCTACATCAAATGGCACATCTTTGTGATAGGCAAACCAAAATCCAAATACTTCTACAAAGGCAAACATAAGGAATAAACCATATGTGATTGCTGGTCTAACCATTGCCCTAGCGTTAGTTACCCATTGTGCAGCACCTTTACCAATTTCTATATCGTGTGCGTACAAGGATTGTCTTTCTTGCACTTGGGTTTGCATAGCAACTTGCTCTGTTCTTATTTCTTCTACACGAGCTTGTGCAGCGTAACCTTTTTCTAACAACTCCATCTCTCTTTCGGTCTGGAGTCTTGCAAGTTCTAATTCGTGTTTCTTGTCGGATTTGTCTTGGAAGAATCCTAATAGACTAGGTAATCCACCAGTAAGAAAAGAAATAAGTGTAGTAAATAAAGTAATCATTTAATGCCCCAAGTTAGATACCAAGCGATGACCGCAGCCAACGCATAACACATCCACATAACTCGCCTAACTTCTGCCAGATCTTTCCTAAACTCATTTTCTATTTCCTTTTCTTGTTTTTCAATCTTTGCTTTAATGGTTTCTACTTCTGACCATCGTTTTTGACCATGATGTTTCACAAAGTCTTTCTTGACTTGTTCTTCTTTTATTCTTATATCTTCTTGTTTTTGCCATTGGATCATGGCTCGTTTGAAATACTGCTCTTTTAGGACTTCTGCTTCTCTTATTTGCCTTCTGCGTTCTAAGGTTTTTTGTTGCGCTACAGAGGCTGCTTCTTTTTGGACATCCTCGATAGATGCACCAATAGCCTTGCCTGCCTCTTTGCCTGTCTTTACGCTTTCGCTAAATGACTTTGCACCCTCTAAAAACCCAAATTGATCGGACATATTTCATTTTCTAAATACCAAATCAGCAATCCAAGTAACAAAGCCACCAAAGACAGAGGCAGCACCCATAATAGCCCAAAGACTTCCTTTAGACCTTTCAGCCATTGCTACTAGCTTTTTGATGTCTACTTCCATAGCATCTACTTTCTTTTCCATCGACTCAACTTGTGCTACCAGTTTGCCGTATTTGTAGATGTCGAATGAATCCTCTGTCATTTTTTTGCCTATTGAACTGTGGTTTCTGTAGCTAAAGATTGCTCTAGCATCTTAATAAAAGCATCTTTACCGACTTTTAGTTGGTCTAAGTTAAACGCAGCAGATGCTATCTTTCGGTCTAAATCTACACAATGTTGGAATAATCCTTGTTGTTCTGAAGTTAAGTCCTCGAACTGATACTCTACATTGTTGATAGTGATTGGGGTTTTTGTGTTGTTGCCCATATTGTTCTCCTAGTGGTTAAAAATTACTTACTTGCATCCTCTAAAGGTTTAAGATTTTCCGTTGTCCAAAACTCTTTTGCTAACATTATTTTTAAATGCTCTTTATTCCGAGCAACAGTATCAGCCCACTCTTGCGCAGTAGTGTTCTCTGGCTGGTCGCCATTGATAAGGTTTACTGAATCCATTGCAGCCGAGTAATGGCGAGCAATTTCTTCTGCGGTAATTTCTTGAATATCAGTCATTATTTATTCTCCAATTGTTGAACTTTTGCTTCTAGGGTTTCAATGCGTTCCATTGCTTCTTGCAAGGCTTTAACAGCCTTCATATAAAGAATAGAATACTTAACTGCTTTAGTTGTTTGACCATCTCTTTCGATGCAATCTTCAACCAAACCAGCAGAAGTTAATTCTAATTCTTGTGCAATAACTCCAATTAAAGGTTTAGATTCAGGGTTAGCTAATACATCATCTTTAAGTCTAAACTTACGAACTCGAACAGATTTAATGTCATTCCATTGCGAACCAGCATCAACAATGTCTTGTTTTAGTTTAATGTCAGAAAAAGAGTTGTATGTTCCTGTTCTGTTTGTTACTGTTCCATTTGAATAAATATAAAGTCTAGCAAGTAATGTGTCGCCACAATTAAAGAAGTCTTGTGTTGTGTTGTTTGGATTTGTGCCTGAGAAATAAACACTTATTCCTGTTGGCGCAGAACCATTGCTATTTTCAAAAGTGGCTGTAGTATTGGCAGTTGTTTGTAATGCTCTAAAAATATCATTACCGCCACTAAATCCACCAATTCTAATTCTTCCGCTTCCGTCAGAATACAGTCTAGGATTACCATCACCATCAGATAACACAATGTAGTTACTTGCTGTACGGATGTCTAGACTGCCTTGGTTGCCACCATAACCACCAAGAATGGTGTTTTTAGCACCAGTAGTTACAAAGTAACCAGCTTGATTTCCTACAAAAGTGTTATAGGTTGTGCCTGTGGTATTAGCGTTGTATCCAGCTTGCAAACCAATAAAAATATTGTTGTTGGATGTTGTGTTGTTATATCCAGCTTGATAACCTATACCAATGTTGTTATTTGCGGTGGTGTTGCTCAACAAAGCATAATGACCGACTGCTGTATTGTTACTTCCTGTGGTGTTATATCCTAAAGCACCCCAATTACTACCAAATTCACCACCGCCAATAGCGGTATTGAGTGTGCCTGTAGAGTTAATTTTTAAAGCATAACAACCAACAGCCGTATTATTACTAGCAGTAGTGCTATTTAATAGTGCTTGAAATCCAACAGAAACAAGACCACTTCCTGTGGTATTGGTATATCCAGCAGTTTGACCTAA